GGCGGGTTCCAGCGGCTATTCCAGCACGGCGGGCTCCAGCGGCGATTCCAGCACGGCGGGCTCCAGCGGCGATTACAGCACGGCGGGCTCCAGCGGCGATTACAGCACGGCGGGTTCCAGCGGCGATTACAGCACGGCGGCAGCCACTGGGGCTTATTGCAACGCAAAAGCAGACGGAAAAGATAGCATTGCCGTTGTAAACGGTGCTTGCGGTAAGGCGTGCGGCGCACTGGGCTGCTATCTGGTGCTGACCGAGTACGATGATGACGGTCACATGATCTGCGCCAAAATGTCCCGCGTAGACGGTTCTGCCATCAAAGAAAGCGTTTACTATACCCTCAAAAACGGCGAGTTTGTGGAGGCTGCACCGTGAAGAAGCACTACAACAAGCGTTGGCTTGAACAGCACTGGGATGCAAGGCAGCCGGAGCGGTTGGAGCATATCCGGCTGAAACGGCAGCTGAGAACAAAAAAGGAGGTGGACGATAATGAAGCCGAGCATGGGAATCGCAGAGTGCTGCCAGATCATGCGTGATAACAACATTTCAGTGAGCGAGCCGATCTTTACCGGTATGATTCAGGCTGGCAGCTTCCCGGCATGGGCGGTGCCATCCATTGACACCAAGAGTGCGGCTCCGCTGATCTCCCGTGCCGGATTTATGGCGTGGGTGAAGGATTTTTACAAGCTCGAAAAGGTTTATACAAAGGAGGATCCGAAAGAATGAAACTCAAATCTACTACTTACTACTGGTTGGCTGTCGTTTTTGGCGGCGTTGGAATGGGCACAGCTATGGGCGCAGAGGGCACCGCGCAGACCACTGGATACATCTCCGGCACGCTGTTTGCGGTGTCGCTGGCGCTGATTTTGGCCGCTGTTCTGCTGGCTCGTCTGGGCTTTGCCGCAGAGGACAGGGAGAGAGCCGCAAAGCGGCGCAAGTACGGCAAGATCAACCGTGCCCACGCCCGCAACCCGGAATACCCGGAGAATCAGGAGCGTGGGGCATGATGACGGCCAAAGAGTACGTTGAGGGCAAAGTCAAATCCTACACGCGGCTTGCCGAACGCTGCAGGCGAGAAGCCGAAGCCTCAGATGACATTGTTGTCCGGGCCGGATACTCCGCACGGGCAAACGTCTGGGAGATGTGCGCCGAAGAAATGGACAACGTGCTGGAGATGCTGCAAGAGGAGTCCGGGGAGGTCACGTATGCCTGACACTGTCCACCATGTCATGTGGTACACCGTCTGGGATGCCAAGACCGGAGATCTGGTAGCATCCGGCACGGCGGCAATGTGCGCCCGACGGCTGGGGTATTCCAGCTCCGGCAGCTTCGCCAGTGCAGTGAGCCACTGGCTGCACGACGGAAGCTGACACGTCAAGTACACCATCCGGCGGGAACGCATTCCCAGAAGTGAGGTGGACAGCCTGCCGCAGCGCCGCAAGCGCAAAAAGAAGCAGCCTGCCAGTGTGTTCCAGCACGGACAGACCACAAGGTGACGGGGTTCCAGACCTCCATCACCACAAAGATATCACAAACAGGAGGTTTTTACAATGCATGACGTGGCATTTTACTATTGCTACGGACACCGCAAAGAGCACTGCAGCATTGACGTGCAATGCTTTGAGGGCGAGCCGGTCAAGGCCAGCGTGGACGCCCAGCACTGGGCAGATGAGCAGATCCAGACCGGCGAATACAGCCAGATCGACGTCAAGGACGCCCTGGGCAACCTGATCTATTCGAGGTGAATATTTATGCAGAAAGAACGCATGAAGCGTATGACCAAGAGGGAACGCGTCAAAGACCTTTCCAACAAGGCCGAGGGTATTTACTACTATGTCGGCCCGCAGCACATGACGTTCCGGCTCATCAATGCCGGAAATGACCTCGCAAGCGAGATCAACCACGCAGTGTCCTTTTTCACGACGTTCGCCGAAAAAGGGTACATGGACGATACTTTCAGCCGAGCCGTAATTGACAACATTTACAGGATGGTCGGAAGGATGATGTGCGATATTGACATCATCCACGCAGCGGGCGGCGCGGAGGTCATGCCTGAACCGTACGAAAGCATTGATTTTTGTTACGGGAATGAGTACCGTACCCTGCTGCATGAGGCAGTCATCAATGGCTTGCCAGACAACTACAAGGGGCCCCAGCAGAATCCGAATGTGATAAACCTTGTAAAGCCGTCTGTGTCCTTCAAAGACCCCATGGAAAAGTTCGACTTTGACCCTGACGAATACAATGACGGCGAATTTATGAGCTTTACCGAGCACGAAGAGCCGCGCGACCGCAAAATTGTTTTTCACTGCACAAAGTCGGATCTGGATGCGATCAAGCGCTTTGCAAATATCATTCAAATCAAATTCACAGAGGAGGAAATCCACCATGCCTGATACCGCTGCCAAACCAATCATTGTCGAACAGCAACAGCCTGCGCAGGTGCATGAAAATGCTATCCCCCAGGCAATTTCAGAAGAAACCACTATTCAGAACTTCAACGCGAGCGCTGCAATCAGCAGTTGGAAGCTTGCTTGCAGCATGGGAAAAGCATACGCTCAGCTTCCGGACGGCATGGTTCCGCAGAGCTATAAAGGCAACGTCGCTGCCTGTGCCGTTGCCTGCAACATGGCGGCCAGAATGGGCATGGACCCGACCTTCGTCATGCAGAATCTGTATGTCGTGCGGGGTAATCCGTCCTGGAGCGGCAAGAGCTGCAAAGCCCTGATTGATAATTCCGGACAGTTTGCCGGTCGCACCCGCTACCGCATGGAGGGCGAGGAAGGCAAGGACAACTGGGGATGCCGCCTGATCGGTGTGGACAAGGTCACCGGTGAGAAAATCGAGGGGCCGAAGGTCACAGTCAAAATGGCAAAGGATTCCGGGTGGTGGGACAAGCCCAACAGCTTCTGGCCCAAGATGACCGAGATGATGCTCAAGTATCGCGCAGCCGCTTATTTTGCTCGTGCGGAGTGCCCGGAGGTCCTCATGGGTGCAAATGTTGACTGTGAATCTTACGAAGCCCCGATGGAGGATTGATGCATGCTTAACGTTGTAGCCATCATTGGCCGCCTTGTGGCGGACCCGGAACTCAAGACCACCACGCAGGGCACCAGCGTGTGCCGTTTCCGTATCGCCTGCGACCGCAGCTATGTCCGCCAGGGAGAGGAGCGCAAGGCCGATTTTATTGACATTGTCGCATGGCGGCAGACTGCCGAGTTCGTCTGCAAGTATTTCCAGAAGGGCAGCCTGATTGCCATCGACGGCAGCATCCAGACCCGCCAGTATCAGGACAAGAACGGCAACAACCGTACCGCTTTCGAGGTCGTTGCGAACAATGTGAGCTTTGCGGGCGCAAAGGCGGCGGGGAAGTCCGCTGCACGGAGTTTTGAGCAGCAGACGCAAAGTTATGCACAGCAGGCAAACGCCTCTCACAGCGCACCGCAGGCCGGTTACGCGCAGGGCGAGCCGGACGACTTTGCCGAGATCACCGACGACGGCGACCTGTCGTTCTGATAACTGGCAAAGCGATGTGCTATCTGACGTTACGGGCGCTCAAAAGGAAGGAGGTGGAGCATGGAAGAGGAAGTAAGGCCAAAGGCTTTGATGATTCCGTTTGACAAGTTCGTCATTCTGGATATCCTCCCGCCGGAACAGTACAAAAACGTTGTCACCCAGATGCGGCAGTATGTGGAGCTGAATCGGGAGCCGGAAGAGATGCAACCCATCGAACGCATGGCATTTGAAGCACTACGCCCGTTCATGAACGAAAATATTAAAACGTATAAACGCAAAATTGACGCGCAGCACACGAACGGCAGTAAAGGCGGTAGACCGAAAAAGCCAAAAGAACCCAACGAAACCCATGGGTTTTCTGAGAAACCCAACGAAACCCATGGGGCACCAAAGTACAAAGTACAAAGTACAAAGTACAAATCTAATACTGACGTATTAGAGAGAGATGGAGACGCTGACGCGTCTACTACACCCTCCCAAGCAAAATCGAACCGTTTCCATCCGCCGGATGATGTGGAGGTCAAGGCGTATTTTGCCGAGAAGGGCGGCTCAGATGAGCAGG